TAACGCGGTGACAATGGCTGCCGGTATCAGGGATCTCCGCGGCGAATGGTTCGACGTCATCCGTGATGCTGCCGCACGGGTAGGCGGGGATGCCGCTATGGGTGAAGCCTCCACCGAATGGTTCAAGCGCCACCCTGACGGCCAGTCCATCCTCAACCCTGGTGCGTTCCTGACCGGCACGACCGACAACCCGGGCAATGCGGGCGAGGCGCCTAACGTCGCCTCCGGGCTGGGCATCACCGAATGGATGATGAAGAACAAGAAGTGGATCGAGGACAACCAGTCGGTTGCCTACTACCTGCTGCCTAACTACATGGAGGCGCAGTACTCCGCTCAGGGTATGCGGGACCAGCTGCGAAACGAGCTGCGGGTTCACCGTGACGGTGCAGACTTTTACGCCGAGATGCGGTACCAGATCGCGATGCGCGAGTACTGGAAGATGGTCGACAAAAAGAACAACCTGATCGGTGCGGGCAACACTAAGCGCGAAGTGAACGCGGCGTTCAAGCAGTGGGAGTCCGCGTTCTGGACGATGCACCCGGCGACCAAGCAGGAGAACGATAAGCGCCAGGACCCCGGGTACGTGAAGGGAACCTTGGCCCCCGCGCTCGGGCGCATGGTCGAATCCGGTAACGCCCCAGCCGGCGTAGACCTCACCCAGGCTAAGCAGGTGTGGGATTGGTACAACGCATATCAGACTCAGTACAATAAAACTATTCCCGGGGCTAAGGGCAAGAATGCCCGATACAACCTGAACGAGCAGTACCGCGAACAGGGCAACAAGAAGTTTTTGGGTACCGCTGTCCACGACTTGTGGAAGGCTATGGACATTTACGAGGATGGCAGCTGATGGGCCAGGCCAGCCGGCAGTTTAAGACTAAGGCTGACGCGAGTATCCGTATGGGCTCGCTCGGTATCGGCGGGATGCTGAACAACACTCTCCGCCAGGCGCAGCGGAATGTTGCCTTCGCCGCCAGGCAGGTCAACCCTAACGTCAGGGTCAACAACCCGGCGATCATCCCGTCTAAGCCTATCCCGCAGATTCAGAACGTCGCCTACCTGGGTGGCCGCCCAGAAGAGAAGCCGCTGTCTGATCTGCAAAAGCAGATCGAAGCCTTTTACGGTTCGATGCGAACCAAGGTCACCGACCCGATCCAGTCGCTTGCGTCCGGGCACACCGTCGACGACGCATGGCATCAGAAGGACACTCTTGATGTCGCCGCGGTAGGACAGCAGGCCCTGACCGGCATTACCGATGCGGTGCAAACCAAGGTTGCCAACCCGTTCAGGGATAAGAAGCGCGACTTTGTTGCGCCTGAACGTCCGGCGGATGAAACCCTGCAATACCTTAAAGAGCGGATGAACCTCGCGTTAAGCGACAACACCTGGACTCCCGAGGAGCGGCAGCAGATCGTCAACAGCTACCGCAACTTTATCCAGAAGTTTGTAGCCGACGACAACGAAGACCTTAGAAGTATGAACAATTGGTCTGTCCAGTCCGCTTTCAAGCAGCTTGTGCAGAAGGCACGTAAGGAGCAGATGGCTGGGGATGCCGTGGGCGGTGACGGCCTGCTCGGGGATTTCTTCGGCCAGGCCCAAGACGACGGCGGGCCAGACCTCGGGGAGTTTTACGACGGATCGCTTCTGTCCGCGGCCGACGACAAGTACGGACCCGGGTTCATTCTGTCTGCCGACGAGGACGGGTTTTACAAGATCGTTTCTATCCGGGATCTACAGCACCAGATCAGCACCCAGGCGCGGGACGATCCCGCGTTCGCCGCCCGGCTGATTGCCGGCATGGCAGCATACGGTGCATACGGTGGTGGCACCGACAAGTACGCGGGCGGGCGCATCCAGTACGACGGGAACGGCAACCCGATCCGCGCCACGTTTAACGTGGACGATGACAAGGCGGTATCCACATTCCTCGGTCTGATCGCTAAGGACCAGGAGCAGGCGATGAACGGCCAGGAGTTGCAGCCGTGGGACGCCATCATGGATCAGCACGCCGCACAAAACGCCACGGTCGCAGCCTCACCCACCTACGGCGACCAGGACGGTAGCGGGGGTGGCCGCCGAGGCTACGGCGGATACGGCGGTGGTGGCGGGTTCGGCGGTGGTGGTGGAGGTGGTGTCACCTACACAGACTCCGACCAGCTCAAGCAGCTGATCAACGGTATCGCCCGGTCGCGCCTCGGGTACGCACTAAACGACCAGCAGATTGCAGAGTTTGTTGCCGAGTACCACGCTAAGGAGGCAGCGTTTGTTAACGCTCGCACATCCGGGCAGTCGGGCCAGCAGCTAGACCCGGAGTCGCAGGCAGCGTCTTGGATCGAAGCACACTTTAGGGACCCGATGGCGGCCAACCAGGCCAACAACTACATTAACAGTCTAGCGGCATTCCTGCTGGGCGGATCGTTTGGTAGCACGTCGTGACAACCCTTAAGCAGGGCATGAAGGGTGACGCGGTCAAGCAGCTTCAGGCCGCTATCGGTGTCACCGCTGACGGGAACTTCGGCCCGCAAACCGCAGCCGCGCTCAAGCAGTGGCAGCAGGCACACGGCCTGGCCGCTGACGGTGTGGCTGGGGCGAAGACGTGGGGCGCAATCCAGGGTGGCGGCGCCCCCGCCGCCGGGGGTAACGGTCAAACCCCGGGCGCTACCCCGACGCCGGCCCCCAACCCCGACGCCATCAAGGCCTCGTTCGGTTTTGTTGGCGCGCTAGCCGGAGCTATCCCCGAACTTAAGGGAATCCTAGATCAGGCTATCCGGGAGCAGTGGACGTCAGACCGTTTCATTATGGCGATGTCTGCCAGCAACTGGTATCGCAGTAACGCGGACCACGCCCGCGAGTTCATCACGCTACAGCAGGTCGACCCGGCTACCGCGCAAGCCAACTGGATTCGTGCGTCTGGCGATATGTGGACGTACGCCTGGCAGCAGGGCATCAAGCTTGACGACAACCAGGCTGCCGAAGCAGCGATGTGGAAGATTATGAATCCCACCGCTACCGAGGACGCCACGAGGGTTCACCTGGCCCGCACGTATTTCAACCCGTACCAGGACTGGAACAACCTTACCGGTACTGCCGCCCAGGCTGCCCGACAGATCCAGGAGATCGGGCGGAATTATGGCTGGGACGACTGGGAGAACTACGACTCTTCGCGTGACATGCTCGGCAAGATTATGCGCGGGGAACTAGACGTCGAGGGTTTCCAGCGGCAGATGCTCGACCAGGCCAAGGTCAAGTACCCGGGCCTGCACGACCAGCTTATGGCGGGTGCCACCGTCAAGGATCTGGCACAGCCGTACGTGGATTCGTATTCAAAGATTCTTGAGCAGCCCACAACTACTATCAACTGGTATGACGACAAGCTGATTACCGAGGCGTTGCAGTACCGCCCGGATAACGGCGGCAACGGCGGTAAGGGTGTCGAGTCTAACGGCGTAATGCCAATCTATCAGTTCAATCAGAAGCTGCGGGAAGACCCGCGGTGGCGCAAGACTGATAACGCTATCGCTTCGACTGGTGACCTTGTCAGTCAGATCGGGAAAGACTTCGGGTTTATCGGGACATGACCACACCTGACCAGACCACGTATAACGACGCATACGAAATGCTCAAGTCGAAGCTTGCCGAATGGGGCATCGACGACCTGGGCGACGACGTTATCAATACGCTTGTGCAAGGGTATTCGCCCTCGGTTGCCACAATGGTTATTCAAGACACCCCGCAGTACAAGAAGCGGTTTGCTGCGAACGACCAGAGGCTTAGGGCTGGGCTGCCCGTGCTGTCGCCCGCCGAATACATTGCTACCGAGCGGTCGTATATTTCTACGCTACGCAAGTACGGTCTGCCCGAAGGGTTTTACGATCAGCAGGAAGACTTCCAGAACTGGATTGGTGCAGACGTTTCCCCCGAAGAAATGGACCAGCGGGCCAACACTGCGCGGCAAGCCTACGTGGACGCTAGCCCCGAAGTTAAAGACCAGTGGTCGCAGCTGTACGGACTCACCCCTGGTGATGCGGTCGCGGCATTCCTGGATGAGAAGACGGCGGTCAACCTGCTACAGAAGCGGGCGCAAGCGGTGAGTATCTCGGCCGAGGCTGAGCGTGCGTTCGCCGGGCAGTACCAGCTGACCCAGTCTAGGGCCGAAGAGCTGGCCCAGCAGGGTGTCACCCAAGACAAGGCGCAGGCTGGGTTCTCTAGCGTGGCCTCGCGTATCGGACGGGACCAGTTCCTGGGCCGGCTGGCAGGCGAAGACTTCACCCAGAAGGAAGCGGAGAACGAGGTTCTTCTAGACGACGCCTCCGCTAAGGCTGAGCGTGACCGGATCTACAGTGCGGAGAAGGGTCGGTTTGCTACCAACTACCTGCCCACCACGCAAGGCGCACTAGCGAAGAACACCGGTAGCTACTAATGGCAGTAACTCAGGTTCAGGCAGCATCAGGATTCGCGGCAGCAGCAAGCACCACGTTCGCCGCCACATTCTCTACCCCTGTTACTGCTGGCAACTTGATCATTTACGGTATCGGTGGCGATAAGAACATCGGCACCCTGACTCTGTCGGGGTACACCAAGACGGTTGACACCCGGTCTACCGACAACTCTGTGTCCCTCGTGATTGCCTGGACTACAGCAGTTGGTGGAGAGACCACGATCTCCGGCACGATCTCCGGCGCTAACGCTGGTGGTTCCGAGGTTCGGGTCTGGGAGTGGGCCGAGAGTGGGGTCGGTGCGTGGGAGGTCAAGGGTTCCGCGGTCAACACCAGTACCGGGGCCACGGTTGCAACCCTGTCCTCGGGTACCACCGGATCGGTGATCTCTGCTGGCCGTGCGCTAGCTGTGTTCTCTGCCGACTCGGTCGCCACCGAAGGCACCGTCACCTACTCCAACTCCTACACCGCCTCCGCCTCAACCCCTACGTCTGGCGCTGGTAACGCTGGCATCTGGGCGGCGCAAGCCGACGTCGCATCCGGTACCGCAGAGACCACGATCACCCGTACTGGTGGCACCGCGGACCAGATGAACGGCGGGATTGTCGTCTTCGGGCGGACGCTGGTCACCACGATTGCACCTAGCGGGATCGGGTCGGCCGAAGGTTTCGGCACCGTGGTTCTGTCCCAAAAGATTCTCGCCACCGGACCTGCCAGCGCCGAGGCGTTCGGTGCCCCGGTCGTGTCGCAGAACATCACGTGCACCGGTATCGCTACCGCGTACGCGTCCGGGTCTCACACCGTGGCACTCGGCGGGTTCTCGTTCTTCCCTGTCAGCATCGCTAGCGCGGAAGCGTTCGGCACCCCGGTTGTTGAACAAGCCCACGTCAAGGCGTACGTCGGCGCCCTCGCTGTCAGCGCGTATTACGTCGGCGGAGTCCAGGTGTCCCGGCAATACGTGGGAGCCTTGACCGCATAAGGGGTGCGGTTTCCACCCCTAGTTATTATTCAATCACCCTAGCGGAGTGTTGACCGAGCGATAGCTAGGCGTATGGGAGTCGGTAAAACGGTATATCCGAAGTGGGAATCCCCTCGCCCATTTCGAGCAGCCGCCGAGGGTGGATGAGAAAGAGATCAACTGAATGTCTGACGACAACCCGTTTGCTACCGACGATCCCGACCTGCCGGTGACAAACGACCAGTCCGGTAGCGCTCTCCGCAAGTTTGCGGAGGACCAGAAGAATCTTGTTAAGCAGCTACAGCAGCAGCTTGCCGAGACTCAGAAGCAGCTAGCTTCCCGGGCAGCCGCCGAAGTGTTTACTTCGCTTGGCGTTAACGAGAAGGTCCGCAAGTTCTATACCGGTGATCCCACCAAGGAAGCTATCGAAGCTTGGTGGAAGGAAAACGCAGAGCTGTTTGGCGTTGACCCCGGGGTGGGCCAGGACCCGACTCTTACTGACGCACAGCAGGAACACCAGGCCGCTATCGATAACGTTCAGCAGGCAGCCAGTATCGGGCAGGACCGCACAGGCGCGATGACTCGCGAAACTATGCAGGGTGCTCGCAAGGATCTTCTTTCTCAGGGCAAAGACATTAGCGACCTTGACGCGGCCCTGGCGAAGATGGGTGTTCCGAACCTTCCGCTTATGGCGCCGCAGTTCTAATTAAAGGACTGACTCCCAATGGCGATTACCAACACTACTAGCTGGTCCGAGTATGTCGAAGAGACCTTCGATACTACGGTGGCCTGGTTCCTTCGCGACATGCCAATGTTTCGGCAGGTCGTAGACAAGCGTCCCGTTTCCCAGGCCATGCCGGGTTCCCCGATCACCCTGACTATCGAGGGTGAGCTGGGCCTTGCGACTACGCCTCTGAGTGAGAATACCGATATCGACTCGGTGGTTATGCCGGACCCGCGGCGCGTGAGCGTGACGCCGCTTGAGTACGGTAACTCCACGATCCACACCCTTAAGCTGACTAAGCAGGACTTTACTGCCAGCACGGTTAAGCGGATCGGTCAGAGCATTGCGTTCAACCAGGCTGACAGCATTGACTCGCTGATCAAGACTGTGATTGACGGTGCCTCGAACGTCCTGTACTCGACCTCCACGTCCACCGCTGGTGATGTCACCGGCCCTGCGTCCACCGCGTTTAACGCGTACAACGCTGCGGCTGCGGTCAGCCTGCTCCGGTCCCGTAAGGCTCAGGGCCGCGAGGGTGACTATTACATGGCGTACATCCACCCGGATGTGGCTTACGACCTGCGCCTGTCTAGCGGCACTAACGCTTGGGTGAATCCTCACCAGTACGTTGACACCGCCCAGATTTATGCGGGTGAGGTCGGCAGCTTCCACGGTGCTCGGTATGTCGAGACTAACCGGTGCACGATGCCGACGGCGACTACCTACAACACCTACTTCTTCGGGCGGGAATGCCTGCTTGAGGCTTCGGTGGTCGAACCGCACACCGTTGTGGGGCCAGTTGTTGATAAATTGAAGCGCTTTTTTCCGGTCGGCTGGTATGCATTTCTGGGCTGGACTCTGTACCGCCAGAACGCGCTGCAGCTCGTGAAGACCACGTCCAGCATCAACGCCCTGCACGTCGGAACGTACGACCCGAAGGCGTAAGAGGTTGAGGGGATTCCGAAGCCTCCGGAATCTTAAACGACCGAGGCAGCAGACCTAATGGTGCCCTCACCACTACCCCCTTTCTCTAAGGATTGATTAATGGCTAACGCTCTGTACGATAAGGGTCGCGAGAAGTTCCTGACTGGGGCGGTCTCTTGGTCCTCGGACAACATCAAGGTTGTTCTGGTTGACAACGCGGACTACACCGTCAACCTGTCCACCCACGAGTTCCTTAGCGACGTCGCCTCGGGTGGCCGTGTTGCCACGTCCGCCAACCTGTCCAGCAAGACCACGACTGCTGGTGTTGCGGATGCTGCGGATGTCACGTTCACCGCGGTTACTGGCGACCAGTCGGAAAGCCTTGTCATCTATAAGGACACTGGCTCTGCGGCTACGTCCCCGCTTATCGCGTACATCGACACGGCTACCGGTCTGCCTGTGACCCCTAATGGCGCGGACATTACCGTGACCTGGGACAACGGAAGCAACAAGATCTTTAAGCTGTAAGGGGTAAGTAATGGCACGGACTAATCTGTGCCCTAACCCCTCGCTTAAGAATGACGCTACCGGATGGTTCGGCGGCGGGGTCCGGGTAACCGGGTCTACAGGTATGGCGCGGGCCACCGCGTTTCAGAACGCCGGCACTACCGATACTGCGCCGCGCGCTACTGTAACCGCTGGACTGACATACCGATTCTCGGCGTACGTTAAGGGCACCGGCGGCGGCAGCTCCGGCAACGCTAACATTAACTGGTACTCGGGTGGCGCCTACTTGTCGTCCGCCCCGGGCCAGGGCTGGTCTGTCACTACCGGTCAGGTAACCCGTATCGAGTCGGGTGCCCAGGTTGCCCCGGTTGGTGCCGACCAGGGTCTACTCAACATCACGGGCGTTGATGCCCAGGTTGAGGTCACTGCTGTTCTGTACGAGCAGACCTCGCAGCTGTTCGAGTTCTTTGACGGCGACTCCGGCGGCTGCACCTGGAATGGCACGGCTGGTAACTCTACGTCTGTCAACCCGGTTGGTGACTCGGGCGGGGACACCCCACCCCCCGACCCTGGGCAGCAGGACTCGGACGAGGCTGCCATCACCCAAGGGTGGGGTAACCCGATTTGGCAGTCCGACTTTGCACCCGGCACCGAAGGGCAGCTGACTGACGGTACCTGGGGTTTGTACGACGGGCCGGGCCACGCAGGCAACGGCACCCGTGACCCCGAACGCATTAGCATTACCGGCGGCGTGCTGCGGTTGCAGGGCACGTCAGGCGGGTCGGGCGCCGGTATGGCGCATCGTGTTGTCAAGCGGCGGTACGGTCGGTGGGAAGCGCGCATGCGCGCCTATTCGACTGGCGGCACTAACGGCCAGGAACAATGGCACCCGGTACTTATCGTCTGGCCGGACTCGGATAACTGGCCTGTCGACGGCGAGTACGACTTTATCGAGTCTGATGTCGGTGACTCGGCCGGCGCGAACATTCACTACCCGCACCCGAGCGCGCCGCCGGTCCAGCAGGAGCAGTTTTCGGACAGCTCTAAGCAGATGTCGGACTACCACAACTACGCTATCGACTGGCAGCCCACCGGCATTACGGGCTATATCGATGGCGTCCAGTGGTACCACGTTTCTGGCGGTGCTGGTCCTGCCGGGCGCTCCAACATTCAGGCTATGCCGTCGGGTCACCTTACCGTCCAGTTAGATAACTTCGGTGGTAGCCCGCACCGCCCGGCCAACATGGACGTTGACTGGGTCCGCATCTATGACAACACCTCGGTTGCCAGCAACAACACGATCACGTGTACCGGCATCCCTGCCCCGGGCGCCGGGCAGGCTCCGTTCGGCTCGTTCGGCCCAGCTGTGGTCGGCACTAGGTTCCGGCTGTATCTCAACAACACTAGCTCTGGCGTCACTGTAACCCCAGAGGTCAACTGGGAGCAGACTGCTGGCGCGGCGGTTGGGAAGCTGCTCGGGCGCAACCGCGTCGGTGCCAACACGTCGGTCACTGTGGCCGAGACCAGCACTAGCAACGTGTACGATTCGCTGCTCGGGCAGTGGATTTCAGATCCGTTCACCTCGGCCGGCACCGTGCAAGGTAGTTGGCAGATCTGTCACGCCGACGTGGAGTCGAATGCCGCAGCCGACGCCTTCACTTTCCTTAGGCTTCGCGTGGTGTCGGGTGATGGTTCGATCATCCGAGGTATTGTTAGCTCTGGGGCCAAGCTTAGCGAGATCGGCACTACTCAAAGTAGCGCAATCACCTCTGTTCCTTCTGGTTCCATCACGCCTATTGCTGCACAGCTCGGGGACCGCCTGGCGCTAGAAGTCGGGTACCGCGCAACCAACACGGTGAACACGTCGTACTCGGTGACGATGCGGTACGGCGGGACCAGCACCACAGATCTAGAGTCGGGGCTGGTGTCCCCGACTGATGACACCGCGCTGACCACACGCAGCCCGTGGGTCGAGTTCTCTGATGCAGCGGTTAAAGCCCTGTTCACAGGCCAGACCATCACCGGGACTGGTATCGCTAGTGCGGAAGCTATCGGCGGTGCACTCGTCACGCTCCCGCCCACGCGGGAGATCACGCTAGCTGCCGGTATCGCTAGCGCCCAGGCCATGGGTTCTGTGGTGGTCACAGCTCAGCCTGCGATCATCGCCCCTGCCGGGCTGGGTCCGGAGGTGTTCGGTACTGCTGTCGTAACCAACCAGGTCAACGACGGTACAGGTATCGAGTCCGCCGAAGCTATCGGGTCTCACCGTGTTCGACGGCTGTCCGACCTGGCTGTCGATCTAGGTATTGCTTCGGCAGAGGCGATCGGTGCCCTAGCCCTGGTCCACTTCGAGCGGCTGCTACCTGACGGCATCCTGTCAGCGGAGGCGTTCGGCGGCACCCAGGTCGAGGACCCTGCCCGCAAGCTGTTCCCGTTCAGCATCTTGTCTGCGGAACAGTTCGGGTACCCAACCCTGCGGTTCCGTGTGCGGTCTAGGTCGATCGAGTCGACGGAAGCGTTCGGGCTGCCGACGCTAAAGGTGGGACGGTGGAAGCTGGTGCAGCCTACGCGTATCGAGCGGTGGCGGCTGGGTGACGACTCGTGGAATGTTATTTATGTAACCAACGTGGTCGGGCTAACCGTGTACGGGGACAACTCCGGCCTGTCTACTATCGAAAACCCGAAGACCGAGCAGATAGCTGACGCGCAATACGTGTGGCAGGGCGGCCACGATAACATTACTGAAGATCAAGCCATCCGGGATCTCTGGTTGGCTAATGGCTACCAAGTGGAGATGTCTTACTAATGGCTTTCGACCGTATGATTATGAAGGCGAACACGTTTGGTCAGCCGTATGCGCTGACTGACGCCGCCACTATCGCAACCGACGCGAGCCTCGCACAGCGGTTCACTGTCTCGATTGCGGTGGCCCGCGCTATGGGTGTGCCGACCAACCCGGTTGACGGTGACCTCCGCATCTGGGAGATCAAGAACACCTCGGGTGCCCCGGTCAACCTCACGCTGCCCACCACTACGGGTGGCTGGGTGCCGATGGAAACCGTAGAGGGTACGCCTATCGCGGTGGGTCCGGCGGTCAACCCTATTCCGGCGGGCGAGGTCCTCGTGCTGGTGTGCTACTACTCCACCTCGCAGACCGGCTGGATTCCGATCTCCACCCTGGCCTCGATCTGATGTGCAGGTCGGGTTGCCCCACCCAGGATCACAGCTCGTGGGGCGAGTGTGCTCGCGCGGCTGGTATTCAGGTTGGCAACCCGGCCCAGCGTTCAGCCACCAAGGCGTGGGATGGGGAGCTGGCGGCGTACCGCAAGGCGCGCGAAGTCGACGGGCTCAGCCCTAAGACCACTAAGCTTGCGGACACCCAGGCCGCATACCGGATGGCAGATAAGGGCGTGTTCCGCTCGTGACCACGTTTAAGCAGATGGTGGAGCAGGCCCGCGGGCTACTCAACCAGTACTCTACGCACCGTCCTGTGATGGCTACGTTTACAGGCTGGCAGGTTACCGACTCGGCTATCACCGGGATCAACCTTGCCGGTCTGTCCAGCCAGGCCAAGCTGTCTAGTGCACTAGTAGAGCTGGGTCATGAACTTGTGTATGTCACTAACCACGACCCGGTTGCGGGCACCACGCAGTGCCCGCCGTGGTTCCGCCAGCAGCAGGGGTCCCCCGCAAACGACCTGTACCCCGTCAACTCGGTTGCTGTTATCAACCCGCAGTGGCCGTTTCACATCACCGCGCAGCATGTGATCAACGGTATCGGCAACTTGTATCCGTCGCTGTTTGTGCCGAAGATTGTCACGCTGGTTACCGATACGCTCACCGAGAAGTACGAGGTCCCCTCGGATGTGGAGGAAGTGATTGCCCTCCGCTACGAGGATGATGTCAACCCGGCCCGGCCGCAGCGCGAGGTTTCCAGGTGGACACTCCAGCCGTTGAACGCGGACGGCAAGAAGTACATTCATATTGAGCAGGTGTACCGGGCAGGGCTCAACCTGTTTCTAACCTACCGGTCTAAGCCCACTATTCCTAGTATCACCTCGGATACTGACTGGTCTGCTACCGGGCTGCCGTCTACCGCCGAGGATCTGCCTGTGTTGTGGGCTGCCGTTCAGATGCTGCCCACCGCGGACGCCGCTAAGTCTCAGATCTCTAGCGTCGAACAGTCTGAGCGTAACCGGTTTGTTCAGCCTGGTGCAGCCAACTCTGCGAGCAAGCGGCTACAAGACATCTACGAGCGCAGGCTGATGGAGGAGAAGCGTAAGGTCCTCGATCAGTTCCCGCCCCGGCTACACAGGAGCCTGAACTAATGGCCTTCGATAGCACTACTATCCGGCCGGCTATCGGTGACCTGCCAGAGTTCAACCAGCTGGAAGACCGGGTCGCGTTTGTCGAGGAGAACATTACTCTTCCGGTGCTGGCCTCGCTGGCCTCTAAGGTGGACTCGACCACTATCGACTTTATTGTTTCACTCTCGCAGTCCGAGTACGACGCAATCGTATCCCCGGACTCCCGTACTCTATACGTGGTGGTCGGCTGATGGCGCACAACTATACGAACACTGCGTCTAAGGCAGCGCTTGATGCGCCGCTCAACTCTAGCGCCAGCTCGTTTGCGGTAACGTCGTTTACCGGCTACCCGGCCGCCCCGTTCTACATCCTGGTGGATAGGGACACTTCCTCGGCTGAGCTGATGGAGGTGACTGGGGTTGCCGGGACCACCCTTACCGTGGTGCGTGGTGCTGGTGGTACCGCGTCAACCTCGCACTCGTCGGGCGCAGACGTCGAACACGTTATCCCTGCTGCGGTGCCGCAGTCTGTGGAGCAGCACGTAGAGGCCACCTCGAATGTCCACGGTGTGACTGGTGCGCTGGTTGGTGCGGACAGCACAGGCACCCTAGCCAACAAGACGTTCCGTGGTGCACACACGCACACGTATTCTGACACGCTGCCCGATTCCCCAACCGCTGCGTTTCTGGTCAACGCTGACAACTCGGTGGCTAGGGACGGGTTCGCGGTAAACAACACTGGCGCTAACGCTGACCGTAACGCGTTTGTGCTGCGACAGTCAGGGTCTGACCGGGTCAACGTTTTTAACGACGGTACTATTAAGGTCACCCCGGCCGGGAGTGCTGTCCGTCCGTCGATCGAATCTACAGGAAACATCAAGGCCGAGAACTTCGAGTCGACAGACGACATCACTGCGGCTGGGGATATTACTGCTACCGGCAACATGGAGGCTGCGGCCGGCAACTTCGGTAACCTCAACGTGGCGTCGGGGATGTCCAGCACGGGCGACAACACGGTCGGAACTCTGACTGCGGCAGGTCTGATCCGCGGCAACCAGGCGGGTACCGGGCTGACGATCGTCAACGGTGCCGAGGTGGGCAGCCTG